TTCAACCATATCAGGTAATGAAGACAAAACAGTGGAAGGATCTCAGAATCTCGTTGTAAACGGTACGCAAACAATTACAGTAGACGGAAACATAACTATAAATAGTCAAGGGAATATATCATTAATTGCTGGTGGAACATTGACACTTGGCGGAGCAACTATCCAGCACATCCAATCGTAAAAGGATCAAATGAAAACATATAGAGAATATTTAAATGAATCCTCGGGCGATAAGGAAATTATCGCAAAGATGTTTGGATTAGATTTCAATCCTGTTGCTATAGTTGACTTAGAGAAATTCATGAGAATAGGAGAAGTTCAGCCGTTCTTTCTGGATCTGGTGGATTCGGTGAAGAATGATAATATTGAAGTATCCATAGAAAGGCCCAAGCTATTATTTCTTAATAGAAAGAATCTTACAACCAAACGAGCTTTGGCATATTCGGATATAAAACCATCTGATTTTATTGAACCAACATTAAGAAACATACAGAAACTAGACAGACATAATCAATTTCCATCTATACCACAAAGAAGAAAATGAAAACGTATAAAGAATATTTTTTGTGGGAATCAATTAAAAAAGTTAAAAAAGGTCTATATACATTAATCCATAAAGGTAAATCATATAATATTGAATTTTTCAGTAATAAATGGCATGTTGAACCTTTTGAGGACGATTCAAGATTCATAAACATCAGAGGGCTAGTGAATTTCAACACCAAAAAAGAAGCAATACAGTTTATTATAGATACAACAAAAAAGGATATATAATGCCTCAAGCACAACGAGTAGGAGATAGCAACGATGGTGGAGGAGCTATCGTAATGAGTCCTCAATCATTCGTATTCATAGAAGGTCAGTTAGCCGCTGTTCTCGGCTCTGCTGTTTCGTCTCATGTATCGTGTCCTATACCACCAACACATTGTGCGGCGATTGTAACGAGTGGATCACCTTTTGTATTTATCAACGGAATCCCATTAGTTCGTTCAGGTGATTCAGATTCGTGTGGACATACCAGAATTGGTGGGTCTGCATTATTAATTAGTAATTAAAGGAAAACAATAATGGCGGGATGTTCATTTCCATTAGATTTACTTCCAGACTTCACTGGAATTCTACCTTTACCAGATTTAGATAAATCTATTTGTCAATTGGTTGAGGCAGGTACTGCATTCGTCAATCCTTTGTCTCAAAATATAGCCGATGGAGTTGCATCAATTGACACAGCAACTGGAATTATCAATTCTGAATTATCTGATATGGGAACTGATATCACACAACTGACGACATGGGAAGGAGCTCCACCTGCTGGTTGGACAGCTCAAGACATGACCGATGTGAAGACTCAATTACAATTACAAGAAACCTGCGCTAATGATTTAAATACTGCACGAGCGACACTGAGAACAGAACTCAATACTAATTTCCTAAACCATACAAATCGTCTTGCTGGTGTAGATTTAGGAACAGGTACCAAACCAAATATATTCGGAATAGCCGGAACAGAACAAGCATTAGGTGTGACAAGACATCAATTTGGTAAGCCTCAATCAAATACTACAACAGATATGTTTGGAAGTCTTTATAATGGTGAAGCAGGCCTTGTAACTATTAAAGCTGAAACTGATGGACTTCCAGTAGGAGACGTGTCAGCATTAGCAATTCAGAGCACGATTACTGGAGGAACAGCGGCCGCTGACAAAGCAAACTTGATTGCCTCTATTGATAATCTCACGTGTCAAGTTCCCGGCACAACCGATGCTTTAGTCGCAGGAGCACAAGCAATGATTTCTGCAGACGATACCGCCTTTGACACAGCTATTGCTGAGATAATCGCTTGCATGGGTGCATTACAAATATCAGCATGGTTAGACAATCCGTTCAAATTACCATTACTAGGCTGTATTGGAAGTCCACAATTAAAGACTCTAGCCGGAATATAAGTATTATAAATAATTAATAAAGGATAAGAAATGAAAACATATAGAGAATTACAAGAAGGAGAATTTGACCCTATTGAAGGGGTTGATATGTTTGCATTCAAAATACTTTTTGATACAATGAAGAAAAAAATGAAAGATGCAGATAAAAAATTAAAAGAATTTAAAAAGAATCCTTCCCAACAAACACGCGTTGCTCTACGTTCTGTTTTTCGTGATATGGAAGGTCATTTAGTAGGAATAGGTAATCATTTAGAACGCAAATCATCAGAAAAATCTCCTACTAGATTTGACAGATTTATTAAATAACCTTAAATTGAGTAAATAAGATGAAAACATATAGAGATTTACAAGAGAAAGTAGATGCGAAAGCAATTCGCAATGCTTCAAAAAAGATCAGAGAGATAATTGATATTCTTCAGGATCTTCAAGATGATGGTGACTTCATGGCCCCACAAGCGGCAATGAAAGATATTAGTAAAATTATCCCTGCATTACTAGATGCTGACGATATGATTAAAAGGATCAAATAAATGCCAACTAATGTAAGAAGCTGGGTTGATCTTGATTTAGATTTCATAGCTCATCCTGTCACTAAAGATGTTGTTAAGAAGTTTGACGAAGATGCTATTAAGCGTTCCGTTAGAAACTTGCTTTTACTTAATTTCTATGAGAAGCCTTTCCATCCGGAAGTGGGTTCTGGTATTACTGGATTATTGTTTGAACCTCTTTCATTAATTACAGCATCAGTCATAAGAAATGCGATCACCGAGACGATTATTAACTTTGAGCCAAGAGTCAATATAGATGAATTGACTGTAACGCCAGAAGAAGATAAGAATGGATTCAACGTACAATTAAGATTTTTCATAGTAAATTTTACATCACCAATCGAATTAGAAATATTTCTAGAAAAGGCAAGATAAATGAAAACATATAAAGAGTTAATGGAAGCAAACAAATTAAATGAAGAACGAAAAACTACCCAAGCTGAATTAGATGCTGTTAATTGGGGAGGATTTGAAGCAATGATTAAATCAAAGACGGGTGCGTCGATGAAAATAAAACCGAAAATCAATTCAAGAGGTGGAGTGGAATATTCATCTGGGAATATCGTATCAAAAGCCGGAGTAATGGTAGGCGCATTTAAAGAATTATTTATTCAAAATTTCAATTCTGGTAGAATGGTCAATGATACACAATTGGCTATTGATGCTCATTTTTCTTGGTCGCTTAAGACGGGTGGAACTAATGGTGCTGAAATTTTTGTTGGGTGGTTTGACTTCAACAAAAAGAAATGGATATTCAGGTAAGAAATGATTTCAGCTGAGAATAGACATCATCATAATCGAATTAGAAATATTTCTAGAAAAGGAAGATAAATGAAAACATATAGAGAATTACAAGAAGCTACTATAATTACAGATCCTGTCCAACTCGAAAAGGAATGGGGAGATTTAATTGCAATGACAAAAGATGAAAAGAAAGATAATTATTATAGGTTAGCATTTAAAGAGTTGGATATATCAAAACGTAAGGCGTTAGTCAAACAAGTTTCTGGAATAGTAAATACATTAATGAAACTATAAAGAACTCTTTCAAAGGCTTAACTATAATGATATCAGCTGAAAATAGACATCATCATAATCGAATGGTCCGTCGATTAAAGAATTCCTATTTAGATGAAACATGGGCTGAGACCCGTAAGCCGTGCTCATGCTATATGTGTGGCAACCCACGAAAGCATTTTAAAGAATTAACTAAGCAAGAAAAGATAGCTAACGATATATTTACAGACCAATTAAAGGATTGTGCATGAAAACATACAGAGAATTTATAGAAAAATTTAGAAAGAAAAAGAGATAATAAATGGCGCACAAGACAAATAAAATAAGTGTTACTGAAATTGACTTTGATGCTCTTAAGGATAACCTAAAGACATTCTTGCAGAGTCAATCAGAGTTTTCAGACTTCGACTTTGAAGGTTCTGGGATGAATATCCTTCTGGATCAGCTTGCATACAATACTCATTATATCGCTCTACACGCCAATCTAGTTGGTAATGAAATGTTTCTTGATTCAGCGACTTTACGAGAGTCTGTTGTTTCTTTAGCTAAGCAATTAAATTATACTCCTAAGTCAAAGACTGCTCCTAATGCAAAATTAGATGTGACATTGACTCCAATTGGAACACCTCCATCTGTAATTATTGAAGCAGGGACTGAATTCAATACGACAAAAGACGGCACTACATATACATTCAGCACTTTGCAAGATGTCACGATATTAGAAGATGGAGGAAACTATATTGCTACAGGATTAGATATATATGAAGGACATTTTTTAAATTTCAATTGGACTGTTGATACTTCCTTATCCGGTCAAAGATTTGTAATACCAAATAATAGTATTGACACTTCTACTTTAACCGTTACTGTTCAGAATTCATCAGGCGATACAACTACCTTCCCGTTCATAAGAGCAACGACAATTGATTCTATTGATGGTGATCAAAGAGTATATTGGTTGCAGGAAGTAGAAGATAATCAATTTGAATTGGTATTCGGCAACGATGTGGTAGGTAGAGCTTTATTGAACGGAAACATAATCAATATTTCATATTTAGTCACGAAAGGTGACGCTTCTAATAGTGCTAGCACATTTGTTGCTACCGATACAATTGCTGGATTGTCATCGAGTAATTTCTCGTTTACTGTTTCACAGGTAGCTTCTGGGGGAGCAGATCATGAATCAATTGAGTCTATAAAATTCCTTGCTCCGAAGCTATATCAGACTCAAGGCCGAGCTGTAACGATAACTGACTATCAAAATATTCTATTAGACATCAGACAAGATATTGATATCATTACAGGCTGGGGTGGCGAAGAAAATGATCCTCCACAATTTGGACAAATCTTTCTAGCCATGAAGCCAATTGGATTAGAGAAATATTCTGAAGCAGTAAAGATTGATATTCAGACAGAATTGCAAGAATTCAATATCATCCCGATGCAACCAATAATTGTAGATCCTGACTTGACTTATTTCAATATAACATCCAGCGTTCATTATAATGCAATAACTTTAAAAGATACGATAGCACAATTACAAACTCAAGTAGAAACGACGATTAAAGATTATTTTTCTTCTACATTAAGTAAGTTTAATGAGACCTTTAGATTTTCTGTATTTGGAAGTTTAATTGACGACTCTAATCAAGCTATACTGAATAATGACACCAGTATTGTTTTAGAAAAAAGATTTCTGCATGAATTAGGGGTAGCATATACAACAGTATTGAATTTCAATAATGCTATTGAGCCCGGATCGTTATCAAGTAATCCACATACAATCGGAGCTCTTACGAATTTAACATTCGATGATGATGGCAATGGAACGATTAGATGTCTGCAAGGGGCTACCGTATTAAATCTGACTGCTGGAACAATTGATTACAACACTGGAACTGTTAATATAAATAATTTGACAATAGACTCATTTGATAATCCTGGAGATGATAGATTGAAAATATTTGTCACTCCTGCGTCAAATGATGTCACTTCATTAAGAGATCAAGTTTTAGCTATTGATGAAGACGACTCTAATTCAATATCAGTATCATTAATTTCGGAGACGATATAACATATGCCTAAAGATGAAAAATATTTGTTGAATGTAATAGAACGATTACAAATCAGATTAGCAGAGGAAATAGAGACAAGTGTAGATTATGAAGCTCTATTGATTATTTCTGACGATATTAATAAAACTCTAAAAGAAGAGATCAATAAATTACAAGCTAAACCTAAGCATGATTATAATCGCATTACACAGGAACAGCAGAAGTCACAGCAAAGCTATGAAAAAGTTATTGCTGATTTATCAGAAAAGATAAATACCATGCAGGTTCAGCATAAGCATGAAATTGATCATCTCAATGAATTAATTAAACAAGACACTAAAGGGCATGTAGAATGTAATGAATTAAAGCGTCAAATGGAGACAATAAGTAAAGAGAAAGAAGAATTACAAACTAAGCTCTTGGATTTAACCAAGGCAAATATGGAGCTTAAAGGAGATTAAGTGAAAACATATAGAGAATTACAAGAAGGTCAAAGTCAAAATAGAGAGTTAACTTCACTTGCATTAAGTTTACTCGTTGGCGCAAGAAAAGAAGCAAAAAAGCAAGATAAAGAAAAAGAGGTTAAAAAAGATATAGATAAATTACAAGATGCTATGAACAATGTAGCAAAAAAATTAAATTTTTAATAGGAGGATTAAATGAAAGAAAATGATACAACTCAGATGACATTCGGAAAAGCAATTGAAGCAATCAAAGAAGGTAAGAAAGTATCACGGAAGAATTGGAATGGAAAAGATATGTTTGTCTTTTTGGTGCCAGGAAGCACGTTCAAAGTGAATAGAGCACCTTTGCTAGGTATCTATCCTGAAGGAACAGAAATCAATTATCGACCACACATTGATATGAAATGTGTTGATGGACAGATTGTTCCGTGGTTAGCAAGTCAATCAGATATGCTGGAAGAAGATTGGTTTATCGTAGAGTAGTTTATTTTTAGTTCACCGAAAGGATGTGATGCCAATTGACGTTCGACGATAACGTAATACCCTTGTAGTAAGTGGGACTGCGACCACTCAAAAAACAGAGTTAAAAATCATAAATGTCATAATCACGAACCATGACATCCGGATAAGAATTGGCGAATGTATCTAAAGAGTATATTTCCGTATATAATTTATCGCTGATATCTTTATCTCCTGTATAACAGCAGTGACTTATACATTTATGAAGGAAAATAATGTAGTCGCATGGTTTAGTTTGTCTTTGAAAATAAGGATCAGTGTGGCGATTTTCTTTTCTCAAAGCTATTTCTCGGTTTGTAAGGAATTTATCTAGACGACCATAGTCGTCAGAAGGATAATTAATCCAATTATTATCGGCCACTTCTTGTACACTGTAACTCATAAAGACTCCTTTCATTAATATTATAAATATTATATATGATCCATAAACAAAAGTCAAGTAAAAAATAATGCCAATCGCCCATCCCGTCATAAGTAAATTAATCAGCACAAAGGTTGATGATCAAGTACCGCAAAGTATTCGTGATAATCATCCAAACTTTGTTGTGTTCTTACGTAAGTTCTATGAGTGGTTAGAGCAAGAAGGAAATGCTTATGAAATTATTGGCAATCTTATTGCTTATGGTGATATTGATCGAACCACTACTAATTTTATAGAATTCTTTGAAAAGCAGTTTATTGCAGATATTCCTGACGGTATTTTAGTTGATAAGAATTGGCTGATTAAGAATATTAGAGAATGGTATAGACAGCGTGGGACAAGATCATCATATGAATTTTTATTTAGAATTCTCTTTGATGATGACATTACATTTCGTCTACCTAAAGACGAACTCTTACGATCTTCTGACGGAAGATGGTTTCAACAGAAAACAATTAAAACGACATTCAATGCTGGAATTCTTTCTTTAGAAGGAAGACCTATTACTGGTTTGACTTCTGGAACAACAGCTATCATCGAGAGTGTTCTCAATACAGCCGAAAATGGCAATACAATGGCTGAGATTGTTATCTCATCTTTTGATGGTGTATTTACATCTGGCGAAACAATCAGGGGTGTTGACTCTGCCGGAACAAATGTAGACTTCACACTATTTGATATGTTATCAGGATTTATTATCAATACACCTGGTAATGGATATTCAATTGGTGACCCTCTTATCTTTAATCCTCCTTCTGCTGGATCAGGAACAATTTCTGCTGAAGTGTCGGAATTGACAACAGGTGAGATTGCCTCAATGACTATTGTTAATGGGGGCGATGGTTTCTTTCCAAAAGAATATTTGACAATTGATAATACAGGGGACTTAGATG